ACCCTTTCGAAAGTTCTAGGTCTATATAATAAAACTTATATAGTCTGAAAACAAACAGGAGATCTTTTACATGATCTTGATGTTAATCTTAGGTTTCAGACCAAAATCAAATTTTGGTTTAAATCCGGGAGACTCATCAACTATTGTATCAGAAATAAAGTACTTCCCTTCAAATTTCACGAAATCAGACTGAACAACATATTTAGGATTGTTAATGTCCTTTATAAAGTCTAAGACTTTTAGAGGATTATCAATCTTTAATTTATTGTCATCATCCTTTTCGGGATAGAAGAAGGTTAAAGAAGTTATCTTGTTTGTCAGAAAATCCAAACAATCAATTAGAGACTCAACTCCTAGATCTGCGAATTCTTTCGAGTTATAATAATTTTTTAAATTTTTAAAACTAGATTGATGCCGCAATCAAGGACCTAAGGTTCCTCTAGTAACATTACCGTAAGACAAATCCACGGTCATACCTAAACGGATATGATTGATATTTTCATATCGATCTCCCTTTTCCAGAAAGAAAATGTTAAATACATAATTTATGTCATAAAACATTTTTTTAAACGGAGTAAAGGAGCTATCCTTTCAGTATCACCGATCGCATATAGCACTCTTCAATTCAAGAGATTTACCAGAAAGGACTAGTCCTTCATAGTATTTCTCCAAAGCTGAAGAGGTTATCATGAGGTCGGTCAGGTTCAATCTAAGACGCTCAAGATTCATACTACCAAGACGATCTGATAAATCAGAAATCTTGTGTAATAGGATATTCTTGTAGGTGATAGAATTGAATTCAGACCAGAATCTTTCTCTTATAGGTAGCAGTTTAACATTAAATTGCCCCTTTACTAAATACTCTCTAACAACTTTAGAGATAGTACCGGGAGTCATTCAATTGATCTTACGACCAAAGAATGCTAACGGCTTATCCCTGTTTGTAATTAGAGAAAGTATATTAGATAAAGGTATTACCTTATTCTGATATAGTTGAGTAAGAAAACCGACCATAGGATAGATTAATTCCTCCTTTCCAGATCTATGTCTTTTATTAGACAAGACTAGAAGTTTGAAAAGATCTTTTCCTCAGTTATTACGTATTAGACGAGTGGATATACTCAGTCTTCCAAAAAAAGAATTATTAGCTAATATTTCTTTAAAAGGAAGAGGGGAAACATCCACCCCGTTCAAAGACGTACGTTTTGCAAACTCGACTACAGGTTTTGATTCAGCAATTACTGATTTAGACAGGTTAATCGATACACCTAATTGTTTACACAATAGGAGGTACTGATCAGCCACGTCTTTATCAAATAATACTAAATCATCCCCTAAGACCACATAATCTTGATACCAAGAGCCTATAAGGACTTTATCTAAATGAGCCGCGATGAATTGAATCATCATATGATGAACCAAATTCAACATAGCTCAAGAGGACAGAGCCCCTTGTGGCTGACCTACCGAATAGATAACCGGACCTTCTGGGAGAGAGTATTTATTTTTTCTAATAATAAATTCTCTTTCCGCTAGAATAGATCTTCAAAGGTCACCTATATTAGACCCATATAAGGAGTTTAATATGGCAGCCTGTGAAGAAACAGGTAATCTATCCGTGGCTGCAGACAGATCGAAACCAAAGGAACAACCGTACTTAAGAGATAACTCTTGAGCAAGGCGGAACCCGCGATTTTGATCATGCGTACAGTCATTAGGAAGCTTCTTGAAAAGTGCAAACAGTCTTGAATGTAAGGGCTCTAGCATTGATTGAGTTATTATGTCAACCATTGCAAAGATCCTTAACTTTCCAGCTGCTTCTTCTTTAAAAGAAAGAGCACCTAAATAGTCATTATGAGATCCTATCGAACGAAGATTATATTTATTAATGATATAATCCAAGTTCTTGAATAAGACCAATAAGTTCTGAGAACAAGTAGCATTTAAATACTCTAATACCTTTGGAAAAACATGATGTTTCTTCAATAAAGTATAGGAGGATAGTAAATGTCTATAACTTTTCGCCCCGAGTGGACTAGACTTATTTATAGGAAGAATCCTATAAGCAGTCAAATCCATTTTATCAAAGCTTGAAAACTTTTGTAACATCAGCTTAGAAGTAACTTCTAGTCAGTTGTTAAAGTCGTCAAGATGATATAGGGAACCGTTAAAGCCATCCGTAATGGTTTCCAATTTCGGTTTAAAATCTACTTTGATTATTCTATATAAAGAGAATAAGGAAAGATAGAATCTTATAACCTTATAGGAACCATTACAAATCGAACTTCTATCTGCCAATTTAATGACAGACGGAAGACCCGATTTGGTTAAACGGGGAAAGTTATAGTCTGGCTCAATCTCTCTCAATGAAGAGAAAG